GGAACTGCCCCATGTCATCCGTCAGGCGGAACATCGCATGCTTGTGTTCCTCAATCCCCGCATCTTCAAACTGGCTTAACGCTAGGTCATTTGTCCCGGCGCCAGTCACGCCACCCACGCGGCCGGTCAAACTCTCAAACCAGCGCAAGTATTCGGGGTGCACTTCAACCTGCACCTTTTGCCCGCCTACCATTGCCCAGCCAATCGGGATGCCGTTACGCGGCGCGGTGATGTTAGCCATTACGCATCCACCGCCGCCGCGTGAATCACAAACGGCACAGCATCACTGCACCGCAGCCTAAAGACCCGATCCCGCGCCGCGCCGAGCATGTGCCAGCGAATGCGCTGCATCCACCGGCCCACCGCACCCAGGCTGCGCAACAGCGGCGGTCCAAAGGTAAAGCCGCCATCGTTGGAAATTTCCAGCGTGACATTGCCGCCATGCCCTGTGCTGCAAGCCAGCTCAACGCTTCGGAATGTCACAGGCTCAAAGCTCGGCGCCATCAGATGCGGCCAGGTGCGCTCCCTGACGATTGGCGAGCCATCAATGGTGTAAACGTCGCCGCTCATGGCGTATATAACCTGACCAGCACAGGCGTAATGATGGCCGCTTACAAACGTCACTGATTGCGCCCGCAGCGGCGCCCAGGCCCCATCGGCGTATTCTCCGCGCTCATGCCATTGCCCGGTTGAGAACTCATAGCACCAAGTCGTTTCCAGCCCCGGCGCATTGATGCCAACAAACTCGTTTCCTTCAATGTGATAAGTCCACATGCTGCACTGCGTCAGGTCCGTGGAACTGTTCAAGGCTTCCTCTACCGCCTGCGTGCTGATCCGCACCGGCTGATGCCCATCCATGCGGTAAACGTAGCCTTGCCCCCGGTCGGTCTTGCCAACCCAAACAAGGGTGTCAGCAGCAGAAACACAAGCCCGCTTACCGACGATGCCAACATCAATCGGCGTTGAGTTATAGCGGACAAAGGGGAAATCCGGATCGCCGCTGTTTATCCAAATCTCGGTAGACAAATCACCGAACAAGTGCAGTTCGCGCTTACGCACTCGGTGCGTGATGATGTTGTCGGGGTTTGTGTCGGCGCTCGAAAAGTCAAGCGCATCAAGCGTTGAAGCGTTGTCAATATCGCTGATGTAAAACTGGTCGGTCCCCGGTGCGACAAAGATGAAATAGCCGTCTAGCTCGTCAACAACGTTTGAGCCGCGCCAGTCTGAATCAGTGATCCGCCCGAATGCGTTGGTGTTCAGCGACAGAACGTAGCCGTTGGCGCCTTCAACGATCACCAATTGGTCGCGCCCGTGCTTCATTGAAACAAAGCCGGCATCTGTGGCAAGTGTCCCGCGCAGCAAGTAAGTTCCCGCCGTGGTCATTTCGTACAGCGAAGCACCCGACACAATGAACCAGCGCCCGCCCGCGTTGTAGCTTCCGCGAATGTCTGCCGTCAGGGTGACTAGCGGAGCCAGGCCCGGCGCCGAATCTAGAACAACCTGCTTATCCTCGCCCAGCCCTTCAACGCCGCGCATATAGAGGTTGACCGCCCTTTGGACGCCGCTCTTGCGGTCTACAAGCGTGTAGCTGGGGCCGATAACTTTGATGGTGGCTTGCCCGGCCATCTCAGCGCCACCCGGTGAGGATGTTGCCCCGCGTGGTGTTGCCGCCAATGATGGCCGGGTCCACCGACTGCTGGGCAAGCTGGTTGCGCGCCTTCTGTGCCGCAGCCGCTACGGGGCCAGGAATGCCGCCTAGCATGGTCGGAGCCATCTTTTCAGCCAGCAGCGCAGACAGGGCTGCTTTGTAGCCCTTGGGCATACTGTAGTCGGTGTCAAGATCCGCAAAGTCAGAGACAACCTGGCGGGTGCGCAGCGTCACTGTTTGCCCAGCGCATGCCGGGTAAAAGTACACCGTCGCAAGCCCATCGTGGGCGTAATAGCGCGGCAGACTGGCGGTTGCCTTGATGGTAATCACCGAATACTGCGCCATCGTCAGCGGGTCTAGCGGGAAGTCCAGACCGGCGCTGTACTGCACCGTGGCGCTTTCGATCTGATCGCCAGGGGTCAGGGTAGGCCACGCCACGCCCAGCGCAGCGGAGGCACCCGTAATGGCGCTGGATTGGGTCAGCACCTCACGGAACAGAAAGGCTTTAGAGCCGTTGAGTTCATCCGCGATGTGGTTCAACGCCTCAAGGCAAACCGCGCCAACATCCGCATCCAGCGTTTCACCGGGCGACAGGCGGTTAAGCCCGAAAGTCAGGGCGCCGGTAACGATGGCGCGGGCTGTGGTCATCAGTCAGCTTTGCGGGGCCGGCCGGGGCCACGCTTCACGGGCTCGGCTGCTTCGTCTGGTTCGGCCTCAACGAATGGCGGGGTGTACCCGGCTTCCGTCAGCGCCTTGTGTTCGGCTTCGTCGCTTGCAACGGCATAGCCGCCAGCGTCGGGGTTGTGCATGTTGAGTGGGTACATTGCATTCCTTGGTGAAAGGGGCGACCCCTTGTGAGAGCCGCCCCGGTGCGCTTACGAGGTACGGCGCACACACCATTCGGGCTTGACCACCGCAGCGCCCCACAGCACGTCAAAACGGCTGATGCGGCGGTTGTTGATGATGTCGAAGCCGCGCACGAACCGCAGCGAAATGCCGCCGTCATCCGCGAGGCTCGATTGAGCCGCCATGTCCATGTTGTTCGGCAACTCCATTTCGGGAGACACGAACGTCACGGCATCACGGTGCCACAGGATGTTCTGGCGGTAGGTGGTGGACGCAGTGCCGGTCTTCACCGTGATGGCCGCATTGTCAGCCGGGCGGGCCGTCACGTTCTGGAAGGCGCCGCCCGCGATGATGGCCGGGCTGATGACCAGCGTTGCGGCGCCAGCGCCATCGGACGACACATCGGCAGTCACGACGAAGTTGCGCAGATTGCCCGTGTCTGCTTTCGTCTCGGGGTTCACCGAATTGACGCCGGTCAGGGTAATCACATCGCCCCTCTTCAGCCGCGCAGCCGCCGCAGCGGTCCAACCGTCAGTGACAAGCGTGGTGGTGGACGCATACGGGTTGTCCGTCGCGCCGCTGTTGGTGGTGCCTTGGTTCGCACCATTGACAAGCGGAGTGCCACCCAGCGGGCCGACAGTGTGGCTCGGTGTGTTCTGCGACATGGTGAAACCCAGGCCCAACGCATCCTTCAGCACGCCGGTCTTGTAGTTGTCGCTGATCTGCGGGCCAGCATTGAACAGGCCCGACAGACCGCCGATCACCGCTGCATTGGCCGCAGGCGACAGCGCGGCGAAGCGCATGCCGTCACGCGGGCAGGCTTCGTCATCCATCGGCACTTGCGCATCGGCAATGTGCTGATACGTGCTGGGGCCAGTGCCGGGAGTGCCGACGAAGTTGGCAACGCTGTTCTTGATGAGCGTGGCAACTTGGTAGTCCACTTCCGCGCTGATCCGCAGGCCAGCCGGCTTCAGGTAGCGGTCACGGAATGCCTTGTCGATGCTGCCGTCATTGCGGATGGCCGTGGTTAGGTCGAAGTCGCTGATTGCGAAGTCGATGCCGAGTTCGGGCTGCACCACGATTGGCACAGTCGAATCGGTCAGGTCTTGGATGTTGGCAGCGGCGCCGGAACGGATGGTGAACTGCACCGGGCGGCGAGCGTAGACCGTCGAACCGGGGGCGTACTTGCCTTTCCAGTTCTTCTCATAGTCGGTGCCCATGTTGCCCAAGAACGCGCTGTTGTTGTGCGCGATCCGCAGGACTTCGTTCGTGATCAGGGTAGCGGTCAGATTGGCGTTAGCCATTTGAATCTCCAGCGCCTCACGGCGTTAGGTTGTTGGGTTCAAGCGCGTTTGCGCTCTTGCTCGTTCTGGTGCTTGATCCAGGCTTTCACATCGCGTGGGTCAGGGGCACCGTTTGCAGTTCCTGCCCCGCGCAGTGCTTCCACAGGTCGGGGCGCGTTGGATGCCTTCGGCTTGCTGTCGGCCTTCTTGGCTGCAATCTCGGATTCCAGCTTTGCGATTGCTCGCCCAGCCTGAATGCCGCCCATGCGCCCGATGGCTTCGGCGCGCTCGGCGTTGTCCGGGTCGGCCAGGTACTCAATCACTGCTGCTGGGTCGTCAGCCTCGAAGATTGCATCGGTGGCAGGCTTGGGCTTGCCGTTGGCATCTGCGAGCCCGCCGAACGTATCGTCCAGATCGGCGGCCAGCGTGTCGAATTTCTCCTGTCCCCAGGACTTTGCAAGCGACTGAATCACGCCCGTGCGGTGCTCAATCTCGGCTTGCTGCTGCTTGATCGTCGGCGCCAGCTTTGCGGCTTCCTCTTTAACCAGGCGTTGCAGTTCGGCGCGGGAGAGCGATACAGGCTCGCTATCGTCTTGCTCTTGTCGATTTGTACCATCAACCGACGCTTGCCGCAAGTCTTGCGCGTTGGGAGCGCGTCCAAGTTGCGCCCG